CCTCGCTTTGGAAAGTCCGTCTTCTTTGTATTCATCTCAATATCTCCCAGACTCTTGCTTGATTGAGGATGGCCTTTGGGCAACAGGTCAGTATCATGCTTGCCACTTCGGAATCTCCCATTGCGAAGCACATAGAGGAACGAGTTCACCCGTGCGAAAGCCCACTGTTCTGGACTTGACACCGATGGTCGCACCGACGAGGGATTCGTATTGTATGCACCTATCCCGCGCTCAAAGACGGCTGTGAGAGCGCGAGTCGTCGTCTTCTTGGTCTTGGCGTTCTTCACCTTCTCATTATGTTCCTTGGCCTTTTCTGATAAGGTCTTGCGAACACCGGCTGATACTGCTTTTTCAGTCATTTCAATCACCTGACATTTGAACCCATTTTGGCTATGGTGGTTAATGTCCGACCCACCTTGCGACCGAGTGTTCGCTTGATATTGACTTTATTTTTCTTCAACGCTCTCGAAAGGAAGAAGCGTGGAGCGGTTCGGTATGTGCCGAACTCAACAGCCATCGCATAATCAACGCCGCTCCCACGACCGCCGAAGTCAATTGCCCGTCGATATTGGTTGATTCGTCGAACTCGACCAGACGCACGGAGCGCGCCGGTCAGAACAGGAGCCAAGCCCTTCGCATCCTTGAGAACTTTTTGAGCCACGGAGTCAAGGCCGCTCACCATATTCGGCTTAATCTGTTTGCCACCAATAGCAAATGCGAGTCCAGCCATTGCGAAGACTACTGATGGCTTCTCGCTCATTCAGAACCCTCCACATCTGGGCGCAGGATTTCACCTGCTGGAATGCTTGGGGAATCTCCTTGGTATGCTACAAATGTGCATCGACAATTTGGATGCGCTGGAATCACGGAGCGCGCTCGTTCAACATCGTATATCGCGTTTTCATACGGGGCGCACAAATCACGGTCAGTTCGGTCATCAATGACGACGAGTCGCTCAACCTGTGTGAAGTTCGCTCGGCGTAGTCCGGAGAGGTGAGCGTTCTCAACCACTCGGCGGGTTTCTGTTCGAGCGATGCGGTCATAGAAGTATGCTGGATAGCGTGAGCCTGTTGGGTCGATGAGTGAACGCATCTCGGTCTTAGCCCATCTCCACGATTGGCCATCGGCGAGCATTTGCTCAAACACATTAAGAATTGAAGTTCGATGTGCTCCAAGAGTTCGGCGGAGAGCAGGCAGGACCCATCGTTGTCGCCAATACGAAAGAGCAGCAACATCGTCAGAACCAAGGGCGACCGAGATGCCAGTTCCGCCGAGAGTCAATTCCATCGACGCTCCGTATGAATCAGTCAAGAGAGCAGTAGCAGCGATGTTCTGGGTTGTCACGGTTTCAGCAATAACGGTGTCAATATCGACAACAGCATCTCGAATCTGTTCAAGGCTGATTGGTGCTTTTCTTCGATATGCTCTCACATTGTCAAGGTCGATTCCATCAATAGCGACTGCTTCGTCACCATCGTTGAATCGTTTGTCGAGAACCTTGAATATCTCCGAAGCGAATGAATCCTGACCTGCTTGGAACTCGGCATCCAATTCGACTGCACTTGATGTTATCAAATTGCTGAACTCATCATCGACTTTCATTCGCCGTGAACTGAGATTGGCTTGTTGCTCGTTATCGAGTTCAATATGTTGAATTGGTTCAGCGAACTGGGGGATTTCACCAGCGTTCTTGCCCTCGTCGGTCGGTGAATCAGCGGGTGGGAAAATATCGGAGAGTGAGGGAGGTGTCGAAGGAGTGTCACCTTCACTTGAGCCGCCGCTCTCATCCGAGCCACCGCCTTCGACTTTGCCTTTGTTAATCGCTAATTTGGGCGATAGATAGAATGGGTCGTCGGCCTCGGTTCTGGTCAGTCGCTCAAGTCCGAGGATATTCCTCGCTTCATTGATGGAGATGATGCTTTCTTGACGCAATGTTCCTATTGCTGTCGCTGCTTCTTTCTGGGTCTTGGCTTCTTGCTCGGCTCGGCTCGGTCGGATGGAGATGAACTTGAACTCCCAATCGGTCACTTCAAGAAGTGGGAGGATTTTGTTGTTGATGAGTGATTCGATACGGTTATGGAACGATTCAATCACATCATACCAAGCATCCAATTGTTGCTCGGGATTTGCCATTTTCCCTGACTGGACCCACCCCAATTTCATAGGTGGGATTCCAAAGACAGCGCATATCTCTTCTCGATAATACTGGATGAGTTCCAATTGCGCTCCTTCTCTCGTTGAGTCAATCAAGCGGTGCATATTGAAGCCAGTTCCACCATTGACTGCTACGAGTCCGAATGGTGATTTGCCACCAGCCAATTGTTGCTCTAAGAGTGAGAGCATTGCTTTCATCTCTCCGTTTGAAATGTCACCCACATTGAGGATGGTCTTGGGGAGAGTTCCGGTATAGAGTTCGTTGAGATAGTTCGAGAGGTTCAAGTGACCTGCTATCACATTCAATAGAGGAATCAAAGGCGATGTTCCGTAGGCTCGGCCATGCTTGAACTTGGAGATGTGGAGAACTTTGTTTGATGCGAACTCACGCTCTTGGCCATCAATTTTCTGAACATACGCCATTGCTGGTGGCTCCGGTCGGCGATTCCCTGCTTTCAGAAGCATCGTTTCCGCTGGAATGTTCCATATCGACACCAATTCACCATCGAAAACCCAGTTCTTTCCGTTCGAGTCAATCGAAGAATCCTCGGACCCATCAAGTTCCAAGTATGCGTCACCGAATAATTGTAAATCATAGACCATGGATTCCAACCACTCGTCGCCATTGTCATCTGGATTTGGCCTCTTGAAGAACTCACGCAATTTAACCAATTGTTGAGCATCTCCTTCTTCTTTGTCAGGAGGGAGAACGAACTCATATCCGTTGCCGAGAGTGTCATCAACGGTTCGTCGGAGAATGGCATTGACCACTTCTGATTTGAGTGAAATATCACGGAGAAGACCATACGATACGGTCGGGCGAGTGCCATCGACTGATGCTCCACCAGACTTGGTGGCGTTTCCAATGCGTGACATTGAAGCGAGGGTCTTTCCATCCCAATCGAGTCCAAAGTCCCACGCTTGCGGGTCTTTCTGGTGGTTGCCCATGTTGATTGCTCGATTCAAATCAGCAACCTGTTCGTCGCTTGCTCGGCGACCGCGTGAGAACCAACGACGACGACGAGAACCTTCGGCCATATTGGGGATGGTGACGATGGTGGTTAAAAAGTGAGAGGGTGGAGGGGCGAAGGCGTGGGTGCTTATTTCATTATACGGACTTGCGCTCCCCGTGTAAATAGGGGAGGCTCAACCTCATTTGCATATTCCCACACCTTGCTCCAACACCCCATAGGGGGAGAAGAAGGTGAAGCCTACGACCGACGAGCAGTTCGCTTTGGCCGCTAAACCTCCGCTCCCTGTCGCCGATAGAACTCTTGGCCTGTCGCCCCCCACTCACACCTTCACCCGTGTTCTAAACGGGTGAATGTTGTCCCTGCCCAAATGAATGGACTTCCGGTTTGCCTCTTCGGGGTTGTTGCCCGAATGCTCGTATTGTCTTAGAGCGAGGTGATGCGTAATGGCTTCTGATTCACCTCCCCCCTGAGCGGGTGAAGGCAGCCACCCCCTCCGCTAAAAGAGGGGTTCTCGTCGTGTATTAAATCAAGCCCGCAATAGACCGTGTTCCAACCTTCACTGATTCCTCCAGTCCGAGTTCTCGATGAACTCTGTTATCTGTATTCTGTTCGGCAAGTTCATTCAATGTTTTGAACGGCTCTTGATTCATGACCATGATTCGACTCGGAGAGTCGGGTGTTCGCAGTCGGCTTCGGTAGCGGTGGTCTGCTACAAACCATCGTAGCAGCAACCACTATATCAAGTCTTCGGTCTATCAATCCCTTTCTTTATCAATATACTGCTTCCAAGGATTCACCCGAGTTCGGTTATGTGTTGGAATTGAGGATGGAGTTCCAGATGGTGGCCACTCCGACCGAGGCAATTCCTTCATTCGAGGCTCGGGGTCAAGTGTTCCAGTGTGAACGGTTCTCTTGCACTTTGGTCGTTTAGCCGTGGAATAACGCCGATTGCCACAGATAGGGCATTCGACATACTTCTCCGCCATGGCTCAAGAACAGGCGAATGGGTTTCAAAGTGTTTCGATGCCGACCATCGGCATTCCAACCATTGCACCAATGACAGCGATGATTCCGAGAAGGATGCGTTTTCCAAAGCGACGACCGAAGAATTGTAGGTCACGGATGATGGGCATGACTTCGCTTATGTCTGTCCTGATTGACTCAATGTCATGGCGTTGAATCCGCATCTCGGTCTTCAATTGTTGAAGGTCGGCATCGACATGAGCCAAGTGATTATCTCGGAGGTTGGTCAAATCTCGGTGAACCGCTTGGACCCATTGGAATGTTGGGTCGTTTGGGTCGAATGAAGAAGACAATCAGTCATCTCCTTTCTTCTTTATTGGCTTCAATACCGCTTTGGTTTCGATGATTCCAAGTTCGACTTGTTGTCGCTCGGCGGCGAGGGTTTGCTCATGCTCCATTTGTTTGAGCGATAACCTACGGTCGTGGTCGGCTTGAGCGACCATAGCAGCGGTTTGAGCCTCAATCACGGATGGGTGAAGTTCGGTTTCAACGGACTGTTCGGCTTTCCATAGTTCCAACATGGTGGCGAAAGCAGGTTGAGCCGTTCCCCCTATGATAGCGATGAGAGCGATGAATCCTTCGATGTTGGTTAAGACCACATCAGGCTTGAGAATGCCCATAGCGACGACTGCTCCTGATGCAGCGAGCCATAGATAGACTGCTGGGAGAGCAGTCCATTTTATCATGCGGTCATTGACCGAATCATTGCGTTGGTTTCTTCGAGCCAAGTAGGTTCACCTCACTCTTCTTCGAGAATCTCTTCAACATCGTCTTTGACTTCTTCGACTTTGCTCAAGAGAGCCTTGCCTTCTTCGATAACTTCGTCAAGAGTGACTTTGCCATCGGCCATGACTCGCTTGTAAAGTTCATTCAACCAAAGAGCCGTGGGAACAGCGACAGCAGTGAGAATCAATAACAGGGTTTCGGTTTCCATGCCCAAGTCGTTGGTCGAGGCGGTTTAAGAGAGAATCGACTCTCACCCGATGGTGACTGTATTGGTCATTTCACAGCAGTATTCGCTTTGGCCAATGGGAATGAACCTCGTTTCAAATGACCAATCACCATCGCCGAGGTTGTCAATTCTCCAATCTCGAACTTTGATTTTCGCTTCGTCTTCAACCCACCAGCGACCGAGTTCGTCTTGCTCCATGGTGAACTCATACGAATTGTTGAGATATACTGAAACCATCAGTTCGATTTCAACGGGGCAATCGGGATTCAAGTTATTGACTTCAATATGGACTTCTATGTTATGTGGCTCGTCAGGAACGGTTTGAGCCCAAGAGCCTTGTGATTCGAGATTCACGCAGTCATTATGTGAATTATCATCTGACCAGTAGCAAGTGCCATCATCCCATGAAGCATACTCATCATAATTGTCGGCATCCCAAGCGGTGCATCCTCCGTAGGAATCATCCTCAAAATAAATGTCGTCTGGAGCGTCTTCTGCGCCATCAAAGAAGCCAAGCCCATTCATCGTGCCTCCAGTGATAAGAAGGAGCACAGGAGCGACGATAAGGGCTAATTTCTTGATGTTCTCCGCTTTGGTCGTCAAGTTCTGAATTGCCCTATCGACAATATCGCCTTCAAGCGTGGTTTCGACCGTGACTTCGGTTTTGTTTTCACCACCATTGAGAACACTGTTGTTGGAGGCGGCGATGTTGATTTGTTGAACCGCTCCGATGAGCCTCGCTGCGTCTTGAAGTTCGGCAATCAAATCCTTCTCGCCCGACCGGTGAGAGTCGTTGAGGATTCCGTCGTCGGCGAGGTCAGCGAGAATATCAGCAACATCTCGACCAGTAGCGTCGGCGAGAACTCTCGCTCGCTCCATCAAATCAAGGTCATCGCCCATGAATCGCAAATTGGCTTAAGCGGTTATTGAGGGAATCGGCCATCGGCTTTCATTCATCCACTCGCACGACAGTCCCACCACATGAGCAACGGTCGCCATACATCGGCCTTATGTTGCCATCGGTGTTATTCTTGATGTATTGGTCTGTAAAGTTCCACCAACACTTCTCGCATATTATCATGAAGACATTCTCTTTCTTCTCTTCTTTCTTCTTCTTCCAGAATCTCACGCCGACACCTCCACGCCTCGCCACCAGTCAGGGGCAAGTGTGCCCTTCTCCCACTTGGCGAAGGTCTTAGAGTGATAGTAGGCTCGATAGGCTACGACCGCATCAGCGTCACGGAACTC